TCCATACTAATCATATTGTGTTAGCGTATAAGCTACGCTTTGCCCAAATGTTTCTTGTGTGGTTCTTTGTTGAAGGTTATGTTTAGCGTCATCTGCATTATGACTAATAACACCTTTTATTTGGTCTTCTGTAAAGTTTGCTGTGTGTCCAAATATACCTTGTAATGGATGTGGCTGTGGAATGTAATAGTGCATAAGTCTATTATCTTTATCTTTGAATGCGTGTATATGACCTTCCATTTTCATGGTCACAAGCAAGTTTTTAATAGTATTATAATTGCCATCTACATGTGCTGCTATATCTTTTATAGCTTTAGGTTCTGTAAGGTAAGCTAGTATTTTATCTCTAATGTTCAAGATACATCCACTTCTTTTATTTGCCAACGGTTGTTTTGTTTATATGTACCCCATACAAGTATTTTCCATCCTGCCTTCCGTACATACTTAACAGACTCACTATCACTTATCTTTTTTATTCGTGCTCCCATATTGCTCTTTGATGTGACCTGGACCGCTACTACTTGACCTTCTTCAGTTATAGCAAGGATGTCAATAAACGTAAAGAGGTCTTTGCGGACACCAGCATGAAAGTTAAAAGTTTCAACTATCTGCACCAGAGGGTAGTTGTCCTTCTTCATTTTTGCTAAGGCTACTTGTGTTGGTGACATTGCCATTAAATTGTTCCTCGTTAGGTTTATTTATTCCATCTAAAAATCTTTTCTCTACATTACCTGTGGATTTATTAAGTTCGTATTCATAAGCGTGTGGTGATACGTCAGGACTGTTTTCTTTTTTCTTAAAAATCTTATCCCAGTTATCCTGTGCCTCTTGTTCAGAAATTAACAATGGTCTTCTTCCAGAACCTTTACCCATTACTTTACCTCCAAATGTCCGTTAGTAAATAACCAACCTATAGTTTTACGGTGTGCTTCTTCCCATGCTGCTATTCTATCATATTTATCTAACATCTTGTCATTATCTATCATGTGGTGGCATTGGTGACATAGGAACGCTATACGATAATCGTGTCCCTTGATACCTGTTCCTTTGCCATCACGTAATTGATTAGAGTGTGCAGATACTACTGTTCCATCTTGAATAGAACACATCATACATGGTGCTCCATCTGCTAGCTTAAGTAGTTTAGGGTTTCTGTAATTCATTACATACCTTTGTCATCCAGTTAATTAAATCATCTGGTGTATATTCTCGTTGATATTGAGTACAGCGTTTTGTTCCTTTTACATTACCACATATTGACCTATCTGTAGATGATAGATTTTTAGGTGGCATTGGTGGCAATTTATCTTTTGCTATTCCACAAATATAAAGTTTAGTATTTTTATGTGCTACATGACCAAAGTCAAATTGGTCAATCTCAATGGTGTATCCCCCAAACTCATCTTCCCCCCCCCCCGCCAAAGGTAAGGGTGCTTCTTTCCATAAACGACTACCAGCAGGATGCTCTAATATACCACCATTAAGTCTTACTTGTGCTAATGCTAAATAAGCTAATTGCTTTTCACCTTCTCTAGGATTTGCCATGTGAGATAACATACCCCAAGCTCTACATGGTGGATGTGCTATAACAGGCATTTTCTTACAGTAATTTCTAGCGTCTCTATGAATATCATATACATCATATCCATCAAGTTGTTTATAACGACTATCGTCTCTAGCAAATAAAACAGCTATCACTAATAGTCCCATCCCCAACCCATAGTCTGACCCCATACCTCTATCTGTTGTTGGTATTCTGTCATTTCACTTGTGGTTAGTTTAGTTGTTGACTTTATAAGTTCTACAGGCATACCTGCTATTTCAGTTTGGTATCTCAAAAATTTAAAGCCACAAAGTTCATGGATGCGGTCTTTCTCAATACCTAAATGATTACTTAAACTTGTGTATAGTTCCCATAACCTTTCGTTCTGCTCAAGACTACGGTTAAGTTTAGCGTCTGTTACTGTTACACGCCAGCGTTTAGTGAAGTCAAGAGTTTTTAGTTTCTCTATAAGCTGGGGTAAGTTGTCTTTGGTTAGTGCCCACTTTATCATCTCTCCATCCTTTCGTTTTAAATACTTGTCCGTCTTTAGAAGTTGCTTTGTATTCTATGTCTGAACCAAATAGCTTTTTACATTGTTTGATAAATTCATTTATAGTCATTACCAAGTAGCCCTTCTACCTTCAATTTTATATCTATCCATAGCTCTGTTCAGAATTGCTGCATCTCTGTGGTATCTTTCAGCAGACTGGTCGTTATCTTTACAACGTTTTGCATGAAGTTTAACTCTCCATTGTTTTCTTGTAGCATACATAATACTTAATACAAACCAGGTTGAATCATAAATCATTACGGACTCTCCTTGTATCGTAAACCTTTTTGGTCAAACCAAAAGTTAAATGAACCTTCCCATTGTGCATTACGCTGCTTCTGAACAAAGACCTTTGCATCTGGAATAATCTTTAACTCATCATCTGAAGTCTTGCCTTCTTCTATTAATTTCTCTTTGTATCTGTTACGCCATACACAAATAATATTATCACATAAGTTACGTATATGCGAACTTCCCATAATGTTTGTAGCATCTGGTATCTCTGACTCGTCTTTAAGTTTTCTAGTATGTGCTACTAAAAAAATACTTACTTGTAAATCACGTGCTATAACCGCTAAAGAATTAGTCAGTCTTTTCTGTCCATCTAATGACTCTTCAGACACATCATCCAACTTCATAAGACTGTCAATAATAAATACATCAACTCCCAATATATGCTTTCCATAATGTAAAGTTGCTATCATGTCTTCTGACTTAGTGCTTCCTGTTTGGTCGTATATATATAACTTATCTTTAGCTCTATCACAAAACTTACGTATGTAATCATCTGTTGGCTCTGGTGAACCTAATGCTTGGGTAATCATTCTAGCTAATGTAAGAACAGGTCTCATTTCTAAAGAAGCTATTAGGCATTTAGTATTCTGTTTCATCATAGCTAATACAACTTGTGATAACCACATAGACTTACCATGACCTGATACACCGGTAAGAATTGTTAGTTCCGAAGACCTAATCCTAAACTTATCTTCCGTCTTAATCCAGCCAAGCGATTTGCCACTATGAACTTCCTCACTAAAATACTTGACCAAGTCATCAGCAAATATATCCGTACCTTTAACCTTAAACTCTGCATGACCATACCCCTCGTTATAAAATTCTTGAACTGTTGATTGGCTTACTGTTAGTTTATCTATTACTTCACCTATATTCACTAAATGCCACCTTCCCAAACTTTACGTTCTTGTGGAGCTTCACCATCATTCCATCTCTCCTGGTTAAGCAAAGTAAGTGGAGCTGGTGAAAATCCATCTTTCCATGATTGAGTATCTTTCATTTTCTTTACATACCCTATCACTTCATCTGCTATAGCGTCAATGTTTTTATTAGCCCACCTTTCCATACATGTTTTCTTATTGACCTTACGAACATTAGGATAGCTTTCCCAAAATTCTTCAAACCTATTGGTCGTTTTAACGACATATATATCTTCTCTTATCTTATCTTCTCTTCTCTTCTCTATCCTAACAGGCTCATAGTTTTCAACTAGTAATCCTCTAGCAAATAGTTCTTTTGTTATTTTATCAACAAAATCAATAGGATAGTGAAGTCTAAAAGCTATTTCAAATAGGTCTGGTAACACACCATCACTTTCAGAACCAAGACACCATAACTCTACTAAAACAGCTTTTTGTTCAAAAGATAGCTTATGAATATCTATGTTGTTTATGTAATCCGTACCATAAAACTTGAACCACGTCATCTTTTTTTGATAACGTGGGTTCTTAGGATTATAGAGATTAAACTTTTCCCAGTTCTTAATCTTGTACATTCATGTCTCCTAAACCTTGACAAATATGTTCATAAATTGTGGTTAATTCTTCTTCGTCTAACTCTAAACCACCACTTGTTAAATGGGTGTCTGATGCATCTATAATGTTTTGTATTTTACATAATGATGTTTGTGCTACTAATAATTTTTCTAATAATTCAGTTTGTGTCATGTTACTCTCCATAAAGTTAATAATGCCAAAAGACATTAACATA